CGACTTGCGCAGGTTCTTGCGCATCTCGTCGAGTCGTCGAGCGCCAGCGTCGTTGTCGCCGTTGCCCAGCATCGAGACCGTCTCGGCGTCCATCACGAACTCGCCCGGCGACAGCTTGGCCGGGACGTGGTCCGACCGGCCGTCACCCATGCCGTCCGGCGCGACGTAGTCGCCGCGCGCGTACATGTACGGGGAGACCATCGGGCCGAACGACGGGCCGCCCATGGCGTACCCGCGCAGGGGCAGCCCGGGCCGGGTGGACAGGTAGTCGAACGGGTATCCGCCCCGGGCCATGCCGAGTCGTTGGCCGCCACCGCCGCCCTGCGCCGCCATCAGCAACTGCATGATCTGGGCGCGCGGGTCGCCACCACCCTGCTGGGGCATCCCGCCCTGCGGCGGCATCTGCGGCTGCTGGGGCTGTTGCGGCGGCATCTGGGGCTGCATCAGGCGCAGGACACGGCCAATCAGGGAGTTGGCCGACGAAAGCATGCTGGAAGGCCCTGCGGGGGCCGCAGGAGGGCTTCCCGGCATCGGCTGGCCCATGGGGCCACCCGGCGGCATACCTGCTCCAGCGGGCATTTGCGGGGCTTGGGGAGGCATCCCCGGCATCCCCGGCATCCCCGGCATCCCCGGCGGTGGCATCGCCCCGGGCGCGCTCGGTGCTGGGGGTGAGGAGGGGCCTGCACCCTGCGGAAAGGGGTTCGCAGACGGCATCGGCATGGGGGCCGGACCGGAGGGCATTCCCGGGGCGATGGCTGGAGCCGGGGGCGGGAACATGTCGGTCTGGGCCGACAAGGCTCCTCGCATAGGCTGCATAGGTGGTTGGCGGTTAAATCCGTTTGGCATAACGAACGGCTGCTCCCTCAAAGCCGCATCGCCACCGCCAAGCCGCCCCTTGGGGGACCTTCCGTGATGGTCTCAGTCGGCCAGTTTACGGGGTTTCCCCCGCGTGGTCAAAGTTGCAGGGTGATGCGGAGAGCGTCCGCCCACTCCTGCCATGTCTCAAATGGTTCGCTTCGCGGCGTCGCCGGGTAGGTCAGCGAGAGTCGTTGGGCGAAGTCCCGCCAGTCCATTTCCGGACTTAGCTGATTGTGCAGACCAGCGTTGTAGCCGACCACCGTCGAGGCCCAGTCCTCGAACCGGAGGCCGACAGGGTTCGGGATGACCTTGAGCAGGGCGTAGGTCATCAGTCCTCACGCCGACCGTCGCTGGGCAGGAAGTGGATCACCGGAGACCCGGTGATGTAGTTGCCATCCAGCGTATTGCTTTCGATGTAGAAGCTGTTCAGGCGACCGGTCCACTTGAAGTTCAGCAACTGCATGTCGGTGGTGTGGTCGGGGATCGAAAACGAATCGCTGACCGTCTCGCGCGCCCGGGCATTGGCCCGGCTGTAGACACGGAATGTGATGTCGCCTTGATGGTCGAAATCAGGTTCCATGATCGAATAGGAAATGGCGCGATCATCGCCAAGCTGGCCGGGTTGCTGCGGTTCCACGAAACTGAACTCTGCGGTCTTGTACCAAGACTTGACTGCCTTCGAGGTAGACTGGGGACCACTGACTTCGTTGAAACCGAACTCATGCTGCCAGACACTGTAGCCGCCCGTGTCGTCGTTAAGTTCAGAACCGGCCATGAGAGGGTAGGCAAAAATGTATTCGTAGTACGCCGCCGTGCGTCCGCCGTTGGGCAGCACCGTGTCGTACCAGATGTTCTGGAGATAGTTGTAGACGACCGCGTGCGTGCATTCGGTGGCGTCGCCGTAGGGGAAGCACCACCAGATTTCATTCCAGCGGGGAATCTTGAACGCGAACACCTTCTGACGCTGGGCGAAGTTCAGGTTGTCGAGGAACCACTGCCTGTTGTTGTCGTTCGGCATGTCGCGCACGACACCGCTGAATTGCGAGAACCCAGACGACGTGGCCCAGTAGTAGATGCCGTTGTGTTCGACGATGCCGTTGCTTGACAGGACAGAAGCCGTCGCGGTCAACGTCGTGAAAGTGAATCCCTCGATGGTCGGGTCGTACTGGCCAATGATGACGGAGTCGAGGGACCACAGGATGACCGCCGGGCCGCTCTGGCCGCGCAACGTCATGCCGCGCACGATCTTGCTGGCGACGGGTCGGGAGTCGCCGGAGCCGACACCCGTGAAGTCAAGCGGGTTGCCGGGCACGCTCCACTGAACGTAACCGTCGTGGCCGTACACCAAGAGGAAGTTGGGGACCGCGCAGACACCACCAGAAGCCGTGACGCCCGGAACAGCGGTAAGCGCGCTGGTCGTCAGGATGTCGCCGTAATAGAGCGGGTAAGCCGTGCTGGTCGTGATCGACGACGCGCTGGGCGTTCCGAGCGCGAACAACTGCGTCGAGCCACCTGCGGTGTCGAACATCTCCGCGAACTGCCAGTTCCATGTTGCGTCAGGCACGAACCCGGCAGGCGTGCGGTCGATGATCCCTGTCGTGATCCCTGTCGAGTTGTCGATGGCGTAGCGGCTGATGCCGTCGCCTGTTCCAAGGTGGACGTAGCTGGCACCGTCGTTGCTGAACAAGTCCATCGCACGCACAAGCGCCGGAACGTCGCGCACCTGTTCCCGGTACCCCAGCATCTTGCGCGGACGGTTCTGGTACCAGCGACACCACTGCGCGTCGATATGCGTGCGGCGCGCAAGCTGCGTGCCGTCACGCTCGACGCCGGGCATCGAGACCATCAACTGCGTCTTGGGCGCAGGGAACTGTTGCTGATCAGGCATCAGGCATACTTGATGATGAAGTTCGTCATAATAGCAGGCGGCAGATTGGCAGAAGAGCCGGTACCTGCCGTTTGCGTAGTAATTCCTGTGGTAGCCGTATTTACGCTGATGCCGGTAGCCGCCGCAGCGGTTCCTGTTGCTGCCGCCCCTGCCTGCCACAGAGAGGAGCCGCCGCCAGTGCCGCCGAGACCGCTATTGTTGCCAGTGTAGCCGGACTGACTGATCGTGTGCGCGTGCGTTGGGTCAGTGACAGCGTGAGAGTGACCGGGGTCAGTGACAGCGTGGGAGTGGCTTGCCAAAAGCTGGCTACCGCCGGATGCACCCAGAGACGCACCATCGACACCTGACCCGGCAACCGTAACGCGACTGGTCAGCGAAGCGCCGCCCATGCCATCAACGCCAAATGGCGTGCGGTTCCGGTAATCCGGAAGCGCCAATGCTTTATTTGCGGCAAAATCGGCGGCGGCTGAAGCGCCTCGCGTGGTGACGACACCCGCACTGGTATATATTACCAGATTAGTATCGCTGTTCCAGAGTCGGGAATAAAGCGTCGTGGTGTCGGCATTTGCCCGACTTGTAGCGTTCGATGCGGCATTGCCAATGGTGTTGCCGTTAGCAAACAACCACCCGGTGCTAAGAGTGCTGGTGTGGTTAGCCCAGACGGTACCAACCGGGATTGCAGCCAAAACCGCCGCCGCAACAATTGAATTGAGGTCGATAACTTGCGACCCGGTGATCGCGATAGCAACCTCTGACGCGGAAGTAAGGCGGCCTTTGGAATCCACATCAAAAATTACCGCGCCGTCGGCTGCACCATAATTGCCGGGCGTGACAGCGGTGTTGGCCAGCCCAAGCGTGCCGGTCGTCGTGATGGGACCGCCCGTTAGTTCTCCGGCTGTAGTGCCAACCGAGGTGACCGTGCCGCTGGTTGCCGTAAAGGCAACTTCCATCGAGGTGCCGTTGCTGCGCAGGATCGAGTAGCTGCCCTGAGAGACAACGACGCCCGTGTCCAAGGCGTTGGCCTTGAACGTCATGCTGTACGCGCCGGTCGTGTTGTTCCAGACGAACCAGTATCCAACACCGGCATTGAACTCGATGTCGCGGTTTCCGGTGAGCGCGCCGTTGTAGTCCTGAACCTGCGCCGCGACCTGCGTGGCGTTCAGCGTCAGCGTGCCGCTACCGGCGACATTAATTGCCACGCCGCTCACGGTGTTGACCAGAGATCGCCCGTAGCCAATCGTCGTGAAGTTGGCTCCGTCACTGAAGACGATGCACGACTCTCCCGGGTTCAGTGTCTTGGTCGCGCTGCCGTCGATGGTTTGTCCCAGATAGGGATCAAGAGTGATTGCGCCCGAACCAGAATTTGCGGCGTAGATAAACCACCCGTTGCCCAGCGTGGCTGCGCTGGTGAACGCCCACGTCACGACGCCGCTATTGTTGGAAAACAATTGGGCGCGGTCGTTAGCCGTAAACGTATAATTGGAGAGCAGGCTGGTCGTGACGATGTTCTGATCCAGCTTGGTGATGTTGGCGCGCAGGCCAAAACCCGCCAGCGTGGCGGCGTTGGCCGACGACGTGCCTGCGCCGTACTGAACGACTCGCCATGTCCCGTTCGCGGTCGTGTTGCCCGTCAGGTAGACGAACCACATCTGGCCTACGGGAATGTTGATGATCGTGTTGCCGCTGTAGTCAACAATCGTTACGGCATTCGAGCCGACGTTGTTGAACAGGTTTGACTGGCCCGTGGACGCCAGCGTGGCGTTCGGCATCGAGACCAGAAGCGACGCCGCCGTCGCGGTGAGGTCCACGATGTTGGCGGCAACTTCGGAGCCATCAAGGGCCTCGAACGGCCAGACCAGCGACAGGTTGGCATCAAATTCGTAGGCCGCGTAGGACAGCGACGCGGGGTCGATTTCGTTGCCGCCAAAGATGTTGGTGTAACTCACGACGTGGTCCTTATCTGCGCCCGGTCGGACATCTTCATCAGGTCCTGAGTGTTGACGCTGTTGAATTCGTCTTCACGCATCGACTTCCACAACGGCATGCGAGAGTCGTTGCGGAGGAACGGTTCCATCGCGGTCAGGCACGAGTACAGCAGAAGGTTCGGCGTGTACTGTGTCAGGTAGTTCTGTTGATTCGTTTCCCCGAGAAGGTCAGGTAGACGGTAGACGATGGCCTCGAAGGGGTAATTGGTTTGGGGGCTGGGCGCGATGATCCAGTGGTTCTGGTCGTAGTCTGCGTAGAACTGGGGGAGTCCAAGCTGCGTGTCGTTGGGGTAGCAGCTTCGGAGATATTCATAGCTTCGTGTGCGAAGGGTCCGTCGGGTGTTACTGCCTGAACCGGTACCGATGTTGATGCTGACGGTGTTACGCCAATTGTCCGGTTTAGCGATGACGGGGTTACCCGTAGTCGTGGCCGACGTGAGAACATAGCGATACCCCTGAATCTTGAGGCGGTCAGCGAGCGACCGTTCCGCATTGTTGATGATGCGCGGTATCTGGCGGATGACCTTCTCGTCGTTGAGATTGCCGCGTTCGAGGTAATCCTTGATGTCCTGAACGAGGCTGTTGTAGGTCATCAGTGAACTGTGGCGGCGTCTCCAGCGGAGTGTCCGGACGATTGAACGGAAGCTGGATGCGGTCGGGCGCGCGCATGGGCAGGCGATACGGATCGTAGTGATCCTTGCAGCCTTCGCTTTCGTCGCGACAGACGCGCAGGCCCGGCGCGTTCGGGTCCTTGACCAGAAAGTGCAGCGGACGCTTGGTCTGGCAACGGTCGCACACGCCGATGCCCAGCGTGGGATTGCCGCGCGTGTTGAGGTACTTGGAGCCGGAGCCGCTCATGCCGTGTAGGCTCCCAGACCCATGTCGAAGTTGACGTTCGACGGATCGCGCTCTTCGGCTTCGGCCAGTTCGACCGCCTCCTGCTCTTCGGCGCGAAGCATCGCGTAACGACTCATGTCGGCTTCCGGCAGCACGCGGCACAGGCGGCGCGCAAGCTGCGCCGTGATCGCGTCCTGCCAGCGGCGCGGCACGTCCATGGTCTGCGTGGGCGCAGTCACCTCGTCGAGGTACTCGCGCACCCAGACGACAAGCTGGTCGTAGATCGCCATGCTGTTCGGCACCGGCCAGACGTAAAGCGTGATCGCGTCAAGATTACGCTGCTGGTACCAGTTAACGACCCTGCCCGGAGTCGTTTTGTTTGGCATCGAGTTGTACTCGTCGAGGTTCCACGCATCGAGCGGGATTTCCTGCGGCTGGTTCCCGAAATAGATTTCGGTCGCGCTGAAGTACATCGACGACTGGCAGCGGACGCGCCAGCCCAAAGCGTTGGGAGCGCCGTCGAGATCGACCCACACCCACTGACCCTTGGCCACGGTGCCCTGCACAGAAGTGAGTGCGGTCCAGTTCGTGACGCCATCGAGGGAATACTCGAACGACAGGTTGTCGATCACCGCCGCAAGATCGAACAGGACGCCTGCCGTCGTGACCTGCGTGGCCTGATCGAAGATGCACCCG